GGGATGTCAGGTATGCCACATATAAGACACTGGGCCCACACCCAGTTGTCATGGGACATAATAAGGATGACTGCTTGGAAAACATTCTGCAAAACATTGGAAGTTGCCAAAAGTATGATAATCTTTCCGGGATGGACACGCTCGTGGTCCAGGATGGCATTCCATTCTTCAGACCCTTGCTTGATGTTTCAAAGAATGACATCGTAGCATATGCCAGAGAGCATCAAATCCCTTTCCTCCCAAACTCTACACCCCCAACCATGAAGAGGGGGCAGATACGGAACAAGGTGGCACCTGTGCTTAACGATTGGAATGAACTCTTTGTTCCTGGTTTGTTTCAGCTGAAGAAAACCATGACGGACATGCACAAGGTTGTAGAAAAAAGCGTAGAGATGTTTGTTCAAAATTTTGATGCAAATCGTGTTGCGTGCGTGGACAAGTCGTTCTTGATGATGGGGGAAAACTTCTGGAAACTGTCGATGAAGAAACTGTTCCCAACCGAAAACATCAGCAACAAGATGATAGTGTCGCTGATGGAAACATTTACCAAGTGCAGTGATTTCTCAAAGTTTGAAATAAATAAAAACATACAGCTTATTGTCAGAAGTGCTTCTTCAAAAGTTACAATTGAATTCAAACTTCGCAACATGTAAACATCTACTTGAACCAAGGGAACTTGCCAGAGAATGACCATACAAAGAGAATGTACAGTACAAAGGCACCTACCACAAAGGAAATCAGACCCTTCAGCAATTCTGCACCCATTCCTTTATTCAAAAGGAAAGTAATAACTATGGCCGCGGCAATAAGGACCGTAACAACTGCAAAGTTGTTGTACACTCCCATTATGAATTTTTCCCACCCAAACATATTGCCAAGTATCAAAGTAATCACGACAAGGGAAATTATAACAGGGAGTATCATCTTAATAAACCAACATATTCTTTTTTCATGTGAACATTGAACATGTTACTTCTTCTTTTTACAGTTAACAATTGTTTCACGAACATCAATTAATCCTCACATCTGCACAATTCAGCCAAATCTCTGGGACAGTATAACGATAACATACATCCACCCCTTGGCCGCAATATTTCTTAGGAGTGCCGGAGGGGCAGCAAGAATTGCCTGTCTCCCAAGTCCACTGGATAACACAATGGGCACACTTGATTTTTGGAAGGCGATATGTGACCGTTGTAGACCTCTCATTTCCACGGAGGAACGAGTATACCTTTCCATCAGTGCGGCGGAGAACATGTCTATTGAAACACCCCTGCGATGTAAGCGCGCGTTCGCGGGTCGAAGATAGTTTACCATCGGGAAGATCGCACAACTTGAAACTAAAACGCCCTTGATGGTTGGCAGAAAAACTCATTTTCATCGTAATAGTCCCACCTGACTTGTAAACACGTCCGATCCGCCCACGGGCAAAGCGACCACCAGCCTCATGGTCCCGGCGAGCATTCCAGGGGTCGCCACACACACCGTAACGGGCTTTTTTGCCATTTCCAAACATAACATTCACACCTCCGGCATTCAGACAGTCTGGGCAATAATTAGAATTAGAAAGGACATTTCGCGCAGGGGGGTCACGGAGGCTTCCATGAGCACTTGCGGCAATGACCAGGGCACACGCAACAAAGAAACGCATCGTGAATTTATCTACAATACTGACCATAATCTTACTTAAGAGCTGATACTCGACGATATATGATGAGGATTTTTCATGAGTTTGCCAACAGGTGAAAAATCATATGAAAATTTCAGTAGAAAACTAATTTCAAATGACAACTTATATATCGACAAAATTGTAATATTACTCAAGTCGCATTTTTCAGTTTTTATATAAACTCATTATGGTTAAATTATTCAGCGGAACCGTGTATAATTGCGATTGTGGTTATGAAACATTATCGGTAACTGGTGCTTCTACACATTCCAGAACCAAGAAATGTAAGGATAATATCATGAACAAGAAAGAGATGCGTTTTGTGTCAAAGGGAGACTATGACCGCATTGAAGTTGAACCACAACTTGTTCACTTGGAACAAATTGAAACATTATCCGCACTTGTTTCTACAAAAGATGGTGAAATTGACAAACTCAATAAAATTATACGAGAACAAAGGGAAACAATAATGAAAATTTCTGAAAAGATGCCACTGGATGAAGATGAGGATGACGAAATTGGAAGTGGTATCATTTACTACATCACTGACAAAGATATGCCATCTCGTGGAAAGATTGGAAGAACTAAGAACACAGACATAAAGAAACTAAAATGTCGCTACTCAACTTTCTCTAAACCTTGTGTGTTCTGTTTCTACTCAACAGACATCAAAAAGGATGAAAATGACCTGAAGATGGTGCTGAAAGAGAATGGGTGTATGGATGCTACCATTGGCAAAGAAACTGTCCACAACTCGCCAGACACAATGAGGATTTTTCATGAGTTTGCCAACAGATGAAAAATCATATGAAAATTTCAGTAGAGAACTAATTTCAAAAAAAAAAAAAAAAAAAGAGACTGATAATACTAGTGTACCGCGTGGGAGCGATAATCTCTACCGATAATCCCTGTAAACAACTTAAATATTATCCCATTCAAATATTGTAATGGCAAAAGTCTATGAGTTCATGGTATTTGAATGTGAGTGTGGATATTATACAACTATCAAAACAAATGCTCTACGGCATGCCAAGTCAGTTGCTTGTAGAGACAAGACAATGACATCAGAGACCCAGAAATTTGTCAAGGAAGCTGCCGCTGGCAACAGTCTATCCAATAGCAAGACAATCAACACCTCGGTGTACATTGAGGACAATAAGATCATTAATGATAACAAAGTCATCAACAACAACAGCATCAACATCACGCTTGCCGTGCCAGACAAGTCGGCAGTATCGGCGGTGTATGACATATTCAATAAACCAGAGTTCATCAGTGAAATACGCGGGGCGGATCCTCAACAGATACCTGCTATTTTGTTCAGGTATACACGTGGAATATGCGCCGACCAGAAGTTTGTCAAATATGATTCCGACAAGAATGTCGTTGTCCACAAAGATCCTGTCACTGGAAAGGACACCACAAAAGACTTGAAGAAATACCGAAATGAATACTTGAAAGAGAGTGCGAATTTATTTGACGACGATTACCACATCCCATACGCTCCTCAAAATATCCAGAGAGCATTGAAAGACATGACAAAACCAACCTTTGACACTGGGAAGAGGAAAGAGACACCTATTTCCGGCGCTCAGGTGATAAAGATGTGTGCTTCTGGCGACCACCGGATGTATAAATTTCCTGTTGAGACCAAGGATTTCTATGACGACGTTGCCAAGAATGTTGACGTTGAAATAAAGTCCACCTGATTCTTAATCAAATATTTTCAGTGCTTTTTTCTATGAGATCTCTCATGCGTTTTCTGTGAACACCGAGTGAAAATGAGTCTGGTCTTCTAACATTAACTTGTGCATTTTCTAGTTTTTTGACCAATGTATTCCATTTATATGATTTTAGCAAATGTATATAATGTCTTCTTATTCTATTCCATATATCTGGAAGCTCCCTGCGTTGGTCAGCATATAGCGGAGATGAGAAACCTCTAAAGAGAATCATCCTCCTTATGTTCCGCAGTACATATAATGCAACATCATTGGTATAAACATTCTGGGGACTCTTATAAACTGATGCTCTCAATTTCAAAATGCTTGACAATATGTTAAGAGTATCTCTTATGACTTTTTCATGTCGTATCATTGTAGATACAAACTCCATTTGTTTTCTAGTTTTGAGATCATTCCAAGAATAACCAGCGTCATTAAAAGTTTTCATTGATTCGTGTTTTGACCATAGTATATCTAGTAAACATTGTCCTACAAATTGAATTTGGTATTTTGTATACACAAGTATCTTCTGATCCGATGAATATGATTTTTTGAGTTTTCTAAGTTTTGCTATTGCCTCCTTTATCAACTGTAAGTTTTCATTGCTACAATCTGTTCTCTTTGGAATCATTATTCCATTCTCTCTGGCAATTAAAACCCTCCCATGATAATTACTGTCTCTTATAAAATTAACCAACCCAATGAATATCGAGAGTTTATTCTCAAATGTCCTATCAGTCATATTGACTAAAAACAATAATTTATTTCTCATTATTAACCATTTTTGATTACAAGTCTTGAATGATTGAGATTTACATGGTGATGTTTTGAGCCAATGAAATTCCTTCCGCAATGACAAGATTCAGTTCTTTCTCAAACAGATATCCGGTGTCTTTGAGCTCGACTTCTATTTCGTAGGTTTCCTCAACGTCGTTCTTATTTGGTATTGTCTCCACTCGTGTGAAATCAATCTGCCACGGTCCCTTGGGAAAAGATGTCCTGTGCTTTGTCCGCTGGAGCACATAGCTGTTTGGTGGGGCGCCCTTTTCCTTGGTTTCCAATGAAAGACTTGCTCGAATGGCAAACTTTCCTGGCGTCACATCGTTTGACACCTTTTGCTTGTGTTCCCAGTACATGGCACCGTCTGCTTGAACGTGTCGCGACGAGCAGTTGTTCCTGGTTGATACATATTTGTCCACAATGACAACTTCCTCGCCCTTTCCTAGTTTTTCCATTGCCTGAGTCCATGCAATCTTGGGCAAGCTTGCATGAAATCCGTGAGTTGTTTGGATGCCAACGCGGAACTCCAGTTCCACCGTGCGGAAGTCGTGGTGCAGTAGGGTATCGGCAAGAGTCTTTTCCATGATTGTTTTTGTTGGTTTGGTGAATGTTTAATGTTTTAAGCTCTTATGTAGACTTTTTACACCCCGGGATCAAATGACAATAAAAAATATATCAAGATATCAAATGGAAATATCCGAGTATATTCTTGCGATACTTGCGGTACTAGCAATTCTCATCCTGATGAGAGTAGATACTCTGTGGAAGAGTCTGCCACCCAATGGTCCTCACATCATACGGTTGCCAAACTTTTTGACATCATCTGATTGCGATGCTCTCGTGGCGATGGGTGAACGGGAAGGATTGATAGATTCTGAGGTATCCGGAAACGCGGATGACAAACCCGCGTATCTGGACACTGAAGCGCGAAAGAGCAAGCAGACTTGGTTTGCAACAGGAAAGCACCCGGTGTCTGATATGATACAAAATAAGACAAGGGACTTTCTGAGAACCAGGGGTATGGACGACGATTCATATGTGTTTGAGGACATCCAGCTTGCAAAATACACCAAGGATGGATTTTACAAACATCATCGAGATGGCGAAGATTGTGATGACAAATGTCCCAAAGACCAGAGACTTGGAACGATGATCGTGTACCTCCAAGAACCAGTTGCCGGTGGAGAGACAGATTTTCCTATACTAAAAACTTCCATAAGTCCTATAAAAGGAGATGCTGCTTTCTTCTGGGTTGCAGATCCACGCACAAAACAATTATACAAAGAGACTCTTCATGCCGGTATGACTGTTAAATCTGGCACCAAGGTGATAGCAACTCAGTGGGTGCGAGCTATTTAAAACAAATGACAAAGTTCGTTATTTCATAATATAAAATATATCACTTGTTAGTATATGGCTCCAGATAGTTTCCAAGGATTTGCCACATTCAAAAGAAATCTGAAGACACCCTGCATTCTTTTTGCAAAATGGTCACAGTGCGGTCATTGCCATCGCATGGCTCCGGAAATGCAGAAGGTTCAGACTGCTCTACGTGGCAAGATGCCTGTGTATATGGTAGATGCCGAGGAGCACTCAAAAGTATGCGAACAGCTTAAGGTTAACGGTTTCCCCA